CTAATTGCGAAATTTTGACGATACCCTAAAAATCATGTCAATGTGCTAATAACATTAAGCCCTCCATCTAGTGAGTTTGTCTTAATGTGTCACAAAGAACCATGGAATAGGTATATCTCTGTTTCGTTCCAAATTGAAATTTTCTGAAAAATTTGGAATATAAAGCCATACATAGAGTCTTTCGAACTCAGTGCACATCTTAGTTTGCTGTTTCGAAGGTTATGCCTTCTGTTTGTGGGGTACCAATTAACCAGCCATAGGTAAAGTCGTCATTTCCCGCTCTAAACACTTTGAATTTCTTCTCAATGTTTGCTTCTAGAGCAAGAGATGCATCATAACCCTGGTCTGTTGTCGATGCAATTGGTATTTTTCTGTACTGTGAATAGAAAGGAACTTCTACTTCATGTACTGGGTTTAATTTGGGGTATGTAATATGAGTAGGACCATCATTGTTAATGGTATCCTCTTTATAATTACGGGGGATTAGAGTTGATTGTACGAAGCCGTTGTCTTTAGCCAATAGATCATAGAATTTATATCTCCTTCCTCCTCTGTAGAAACGATACATGAAAGACAAATACGACATATAGTCACGTCCATCTTCATCTGCAACGTCAGTGATTGTTGTGATTTTGGTTTTTGTATTAGCTGGAAGACTCCAGCTGTCCGTTATACATCTGAAAGTGCGAAGTAAAGTGCGTAAATTTACTACCTGCTCTCCAGATCCCTTCATCAGAGCTTCATTATTTAAATTGTTAGCTGGGTCCGTGTTAAAGAATGTGATTTCATTATTTTCTGTTTTAGTACTTAAATTAATTTGCATATCTACATTTATGATTTTGGGTCCAACTGAATAAATTTTAGTTCCATGAGAGATTAGGGGTTTAGGTTCAACTAACGCAACATCTTCCGCCCATTTCCAGATAATAATCGAGACATTATCAGAAACCGTATCAGGTGCCATTAATCTGGTCACGGGTCTTATCGTAAGAAATCCTGTAAAGGATTCGGAAAAGTCCCAACTGTTTTCACTGTTTGCGCCGAAGATTCCTGTTGTTTTCATGAACATTTTATTTGATACATAGGGGACTTTGATAGTAACTTCTGTGTCATTAGTTAAATCTAAAATATACTTATAGTTATTATCTGAATTTGCTTTCTGATTTGACAGAGCAGCAAAATCAGGTGCAATATTTTCCGTAGAAGTGGCAATAGGTATATTTCCAGGTTCGAAAAAGATCTCCAATCGTCCTGTATGAAAAGCGGTCTTTACTACTGCGATTTTGAAACACATGGTAGCACGCCAATATGAAAACATTTGAGAAACATATTCACAAGGCACCATATCCATAATTTCAGTATTGGTTGTTGTAGTAGCTCCTTTAACTTTCTTTATTGTCTTGGAATGACATGGCATTCCTACTGGTAATATACTTCCCCAATCTTCTCCTTTTATTGGGTAACCTGCCAAATCAGTAGTTTTCCACGAGAGTACCGATTTGATTCCTGGATTTGCACAAACATATCCAAGAGCCATTTCATCAACTCCTGATGGAAATACTTCATTAGCATCACCCAATTCATTATTCGGATCGTAAGCCAGTAGTACACTCATATCAATTCCTTTATAAAGCGACATTCCCCAACCAGGTGTATTCTGTAAAGCACACACTTGGTCTTGATTTCTTGGTTTTGACCATCCAAAGACAGCCGCAACTCCTCCAACGATATCAGCAAACCATTTAACTGCAGCAGTAACTGGTTTAGCAATCTCTCCAACAATAGGTAACCTTTCTATTCCATTTGCAACTGATTTAACACCAGATGCAACTTCAGAAATAGGCCCTACTTTTGGATTCTCACTTGTTGGTTTCTTGTTGTTACCTTGTAGTTTTACATTCCTCACTTCTGGTACTTGTTGTGAAAGGGCACCCATAATATAATCATAGCTCGCCTTTGAAGTATTTCTCAACTTCTGAAGAGCCAATTTTATATTATCAGTATCTTTTTCAAGAGGATTTGGGATAAATTGGGTAATTGTCCGTTCGGTCACTCTCGGTGCAATTGTAGGATCAACTCTATAAGTAGGTATAACCAAACTTATATTGTCTAACCACATATACACCGAAAGATCAACCTTAGAATTAGCCGATTGTGTTGGGGGTCCTAAAATTGGAGTAATAGCAAAAAGATATAGACTAACAAAATCTTCAGTTCCTGTAACAATATCGTAAGCTTCTTGAAAAGAAGCATATGGAATTGTCATTTCTACTGAGTTGTCGATCTGAAAATCTAATTCTACACCTGGATAGGCGGTTACTCCAGCTCTAGAAGTATTGATGATTCTGCGGTTCACAGATACTTTGTCATCATAAGGAGAATAAGTTAAAAACAAGCGTCCCGCAATAAATGGATTAGCATTCAACACAATTTTCACCTTTATATCACATCGCAAATATTTGAAATTTGCAATTTTCTGTCCCTTATTTCCTGCTTTCATTACAGCAGAAGGTAAAGTCCATTGTTGAATAAAAGGTTGAGAATTGGTTGTATCTAACACATATCGTTTGAGCTGTTTGTTTTTATCATTTGTAGTCCCGGCCACGATCTCAATGTTTTCAATGAGAGCGGGGCGTTGTAGAAACTGAATAATACTGTGCGTATCATCCATGTTCCTAGCTGATGAAGTATCCTGAGCCATGGGGGTATCGATCCTATTTGGAGTTTCCACATCATGAAAGGTCGTGATCTGTTCAGTTTCAATGCTGTTCTCCGCAGAGGTCGACGCGAGCTCCGTGTTATGTACGTTGGTAGTATTGTTTGTTTCTTTGTTTGAATCGCCAGGTTTGATGTTTCGGAACGCTGCACATGTTACTGTACAACTGCTATAGCAACCCGATATAGCTGTTCCTATCCAATAGAGGATTCACTGGGGCTGCCAGCAAGGCTCCTCACCCTAAATAGGGTACCTTGACCATTCTTTCAAGCCTTACATCTGAGTTTATTGGAAATTTCCTCAAATGATGGGTAACCATGAAAGAATGCCTCTTAAATATTATATTTACATATAATATTCAAGATACCTCTCCTGAGCATATCCACGATAAGTGTTTATGTCCAAACAATCTCCGGTCGCGCGGTAATATGCTTTCTCAATAACCTTTGACCATTCATCAAAAGTTTGTTGATCATGCATTGAAAGCTCCATTATAGCATTTTCACAATTTACTTTAGTTCCTTCTTGTATGTCGAGTCCTCCTCGGCACCAATTCGGCATTTCAAGTATTGTGTCCATACACAATGGTGCTTCCCATACCTTACGCTGTTGATCATATCGAAATTTCCTTTTGAGATATTGAACATCATGAATTGTACGCCATTTAGGTACTTCTCCACTAGTTCCTTTAAGTTCGTCAGTATAAGTAAATCCAAGTTTTGCAAAAGCTTCAGTTATAGTTTCCATGTTAAACCATTCACTAATTTCATCACTGAAATTAATAACGTTGTCATCACCATAAGAAACCAAACTAACATGTTTTTCAAAATCTTTCATCAAGTATCGTTTAAGAGTTGCTGCCAAAACTGCATTAGTTGCTAATTGTTTAGCATAACGCATATTTTCACACAACTCAAAAACACACCGCAGCCCCAAAGAATTAACAAAGCAATTAATTGGTGTTGTAGCAGGATTACCTGATGGTTGACTATGGGTCCACATGTATAAAGAATCTTTGCAAATATGTATAGAATTGAAAACGTCCAACAATAAGACAAGTCTTATCAAGGCGTTTTCTGGTCCGTCATCATAAAATTCATTAGCCAAATCAGCAAATTTTTCCATAATACATACGTTTAGTGAACCATCAAAAGTGGAGAAATCTCCAGCAATGATTTTATCACCAAAACGAGCCAATTTCCGTACTGTTTTTGCCCAATCTTGAGAATAAACATTTGTTCCAATAGAAACCTCATTAGTAATTCGATTTTCCATTAAATGAGCTATGAAGCCCAAATAATACATCCGAAAAGCTATAGAAAAATCCATTGGTCCATTAGAAAACACACGTGTCTTCAATTGGTTTACTTTCTCAATTGGTCTACGTTCGTCCTTGAGAGTATCAACCCACATTACTGGGAGTCGAATACCCTTCTTAGCTGCTTCAATTCTGGTTTCAACTGCATTTTGAACTTCTTTATTCAAAATGTAATCTCCATCAGAACCAAACCAACCTTGTTTTCCTTTAGTTCCTTTTGTTCTATCCTTAATCCAAGGATAACCAGGTGAACTACTCCTGTTTATTGAAGAAATGTATTCACTTACTGGAGAACCAATAATAGCCTCTTCATAAGTGAGAACTTTCTTAAGCTCATCACGGGCACCTTTTAACCATACAGGTTTGACGAGAGAATAAGCTCTCTCAATCAAATCCTTACTGATATAAGGTGTATCCATAGCACATTTCTTCAAATTCCGGTGTTTCATGTTTACAAATTCTCCATTTACAAACATGTCCTTAAGATAAGCAGGTTTCGTCTTAATTTCTGAAATTTGACCATATACAAGAGATGGTCTCAAATCAGTTTTACCAGGTTCATATAAAGGATCTGCAATTCTTCCAACTGGAATCATCTTTTTAGACGGAACATCACAAAAATATTGTAATTGTTCGGGTCCAAATTCAACTCCAGGAGGAATTATTGGTTCAGACTTAGAGAAATCCACAACGCTATCAAGATCAAGCTGTATTTGCATACTGACATTTATTTTACTAAATGCTCTTTCAAGATCCTTCTGCGTTATAGATTCAGCATAAGCCTTACCAGTTGCATCACCAGCTACATGAATGCCAGCAATTTTCCGTAAAACTTGGGTCTCATTTATTACTAAAGGTGAACCACAATCTCCACTAATAGTGGGCATTGTATATTCCAATCCTTCACGCAATATATATTGACCTTTCTCATCATCATTAAGAATGCATGGTTTGTCATAAGCCACTACTCTATCATTCTGAATCAAAGTTGAAACTAAACACTTCAACTTCTCAGAATAACGAAGCACTGGCAATGTAACTTCACATCGCTTGAATTTTGACATGGATTCAGAATTCTGGAAATGTTTTACCAAATCCGTATGTTGACATACAAATTTAGGAAAACTTAAAAGTGCAGCTTCCTTACAATCACCAACGGCGTTTGTAATAGGAATAACTTGCACATCTTTCCAAGGCATTCTGAACACAACATCAAAAAGATTTCTTATCTCTATGGTGTCATTTTCATCCAAAAATCCTGTAAGATGTCCAGGCACCAACATTAAATTAGAACGTACAAACATTCCATTCAACATCGGTGTTAAAGATTCATCATCATGTACCAAACAAATTTTATACAAATTTGTTAATACACGATTCGTAATCAATTTCTGGGCAACTTGATCCTTCCACATTTGCATACTAACTTCAACTGCATCACATGAATTTCCTTCAACAAATTTTGCTGCAGGTTTCTTCATAGTTACAGCATCAGAACTTGCAAACGCTTCAACAATTTTTGGTTTTTGAATAGCTTTGGTTACTGCATCAGCAGATACAAAAGCTTCCAAAACTTTAGGTGTTAAGGGTTTACGTGTTACACAATCTCCAGAGGTTGCAGCTTCTACAATCTTAGGCTTAACTTGTTTTAAAGTTACAGCATCAGATGAAGTATTAGCTTCAACCATTATTGGTTTAGATTGTTTAAACGTGATTGCATCGGCACTTGTTTGCGCTTCGATATCAGTCTTTTTATGATACATTTTAGAGGGTACAAGTTCATAACCAACTCCTTTGTAACTAAAATATTTACCATCAAAAACAATCACCATTTTATCAAACAATAAAGCATGATTATTAATGGTGTTTATTATATTAGGTGTAATAATTTTAGTTTTCACGACACGATGATGTGGTTTCAAGATTTGTATTAAATATTCTTCAATGATATTCTTATTTTTCATGTCAGAAAGATCTAATACTTCTTCTTGATTCCACATTTCATCATCATCATGAGCAGGAATAATTATAACATGACTTAAAGGTAAAAAATGAACTTTCTTATATACTTGTTTCGTTTTTCCTCCACATAACCATTTCCAAAAACCTGTTATATGCAACAAACCAACTATCGTCGATAAAACAATTGCTGTAGTTGCATAAGGATGATTCTTGGAAAATTCAATAGTCTTGGTATAAAACTCATTACAAATATTCATAGATTTCTCTTTCAAATTTGCAAAGAAACTCTTAGATTTATCTACATACATTTGATATCGTTCCTCACCAAGATATTTAGTTATCTGATCATCAGTCATTATCGCTAATTTCATACAGATATTCTCAACAGTATCTTTAACTCCTTTAGCATTAACTAAAATTGTATCTTTAGCAGTAATAGCTAATTCTTCAATTTTCTTATAGTTAATTGCCTCCAAAACTTTAGATATTCCAGCTCCTAGTTTCTTTCCAGTCTCATACTCCCATTGTTCAAATCTATTAGGTTTGTACAATCTTGCTTGTATTTGTTCATGAGGAGCTAAACCAGTTGCTGTATGAATTCTCTGTCTCATTGTTGCTTCATCTGCTAATGAACATGCAGCAGCATAAACCTGTTCACGAATTGGTTTCCCAATCCATTTTGCAACAGGTTCAACTTCATAATGTTCATTATTAATCTCTTCAATAGCATCTTCCCAAACATCATTCAAATCGCTATGAGGTAACACTGGTGTATTCATTTGCATTTTGACTTGTTTATGACGATTCATCCTTCTCTCAGCATAATCCATTAAAAATGAATTAATCTTTGAGGAGTTATCTCGGCATGTGATCATTTTATCTAAACACATATCAAGAAAATCTTCATATTCAATATCTTCTGCATACTTTTCACCTGTTTCTGGATTAACTAAGTCAACTACATAAGGTACAGTTGAAATGATATCTCCAGTCTCTTTCTGCACTTTGTCTTTATCAAGTCGTCGTACACAACTTCCGGTGGTCTTTGAAAAACCTTCTTTAGTAAATTCATCTTTATTCCTTACTTCAGCACATAGATCAACTCTACGTCTGAACGCGTCAGGAAAAGTCAACGAATTCACAGATTGTTCAAAAACATTAGAAGTCATGATAATAGCCTTAGATGTAAATTTAGCTTTCCTCTTATCTTCAAGATGGGCCATATGAAGTGGATAAGGTGCAATATTTGCAGTTCTTATCAACTCCATAAATTCCATATTCGGATTAGAGGAAGAATCTCTCATTTGACCAAAATCATCATAGATCACAACATTTTGTCCTTGATAATTATCCCAAAACTCTTGTTCAACATTTCGCATGTAAATGTTTTTAGAAAAGTTACGGGCTTCTTCCTTATTATCAACTAGACAATTGTTAAGATCTATAGCTAATGGCCAAGACATTCCAGATTTTCCAACTCCAGATTCTCCATATAGCCAGATAACAACAGGCTGAGTTCTTGGTTTATTACCAAAAGCTCCAGAGGTATCAACAGTTTTAAAAACTTCAGTCAAATAACGATTATAAACATTAAATGAAAAAGTCAGTTTACTGGGTAATCTCTGTTCCGCTATATCTCTAGCCATCTGGAGTCCTTTCTTGTAAAGTCCTTCAACATGTACAATCTTTTCTGGGTCACGCATAATATTTTCAACAATAGAATTAGCATTCACTAAATTTCCATTATCATCAACACTATGCCCAACCAAAGCTTGTACATCATCCATCCATTTAGAATATCCTTCAATAGCGAGTTTCAATTCATCTTCCTTTTGTAATTTTAATGTATTTCTACCAAAATAGTCTAACATAGAATTTATACCCTCATGTAAAGATTTATTAAGATCCATAATTCCTTTAGAATTACGTCCCAAATCACCTAGACGCTTAAGCATATCTTCCATGTCAGTCTTCTTCGGCAAAAAACTTGTAAAAACCACACTAAGTAAAACAAAAATTGCGCTCACTATATAAGTTGGCTGTAAAATTATTTCGAGGTCCGGTACGTTCTTCATGAAATCATCAAAACCTTGCATTTGTACATTAATAGTATTATAGGCATCTTTAACTGTTTTTGGAATACTAAAGATTAAATCTTTAATTTGTTCCAAAGAACAAGATGTTTTTCCCAAATATTTCTTAATCATACGAAAGGTTTCAACTGCTAATGAAGCTAATTTCATGGTCGGTTTAGCAAAACTCACTTGTAATAATGAGGATATCAATTCCGTAACCAAATCCAAAACATTCAATCCATTAAATAATAGAGCTTCAGTTCTGGCATAAGTATTACGGAATCCAATCATAGTTGCTTCAATTTGAGGTAATAATGTTTCCATCATCAAGTTTGCTTTCTCCAAAGTTAAATCCATTTTATTTGCTGTTTGTTGGAAAGTAACTTTTTCTTGAGCAAACATATCAAATATCTGCATCTCTGCTTGAATTATCTTCATCATCTTCTTCTTTGATACTTGATGTCCTTCTTTTGGTTCTTTATTGATACGATCAATATGTTGTTGCATTTTGATCATTTCAATATCCTTCGTAACTCTCTTTTTCATGTATTTCTTAGCACATGATTGTTTATAGTTGTAAGTATTTTCAAAAGTAGTAAACATTTTTGGCAAAGTAGTCCGGCTCCATTACCACTGCTCCGACACAGGAATAATAAAACTGCAGGTTAACTGCGACCATAATGCGATATCCACCGAGACTCGCATATACTTTTCATAGAAATGTAGAGGTTAATATTCGAAATACATGTCTTCAGCAATATTAACATACTTAAATTCTATCAAGTATTGGTACTAATTTTATTATACTTCAAACCTCTTTCGAGGGATCTCAGGTAATGTAATTATCAATATTTAAAGCCTCACGTCTTAAAATAGAGCTATTCCGTCCTTCAACCTTTTCACGGGTATATTAGGAGACTACTAAACTTCATCTAGAATAGTTATTTTAAGGTTCGTAATCCGTTAAGAATTGTGAGTTTAAACAGTTCACAAGCTGTTTGTTGTTATACATAAATCATAAACAATAAAGCTTAAATGGTTTCGTCGATAAATTGTCGTGTTCATATATAATTGTGTTTCAGTTCCACGCGAACGTATGACACTTATATTCAACCACTCCATACGGGGGCAGGACGCGCCGCTAAGTCATATCGCCCTAATTGATTTTTGCCACTTATTGTCTGGTGCTAGACCAGGGTCTGAGTGGCTACAGGCCATTGTACGTAGGGTTATCCCCT